GGCGGCGGTGACGACGCAAGAGATAAGATAGGAACTGCAAAGAAGCCCTGGTATCAGACTAATGGGAGACCGTCAGTAGCTGCTGATGCGGGCTGGTCAATGATGTCAAACATGCCAAATAAGAATTGGGACAGCCCTTATGAGTGGGATGAGGATGATCTATCAGACGAGGAGGAGATAGAGATGAGAAGAAAAAATCTTATAAAGAATGAGATGTTGCTACGACAGCTTGTCAAAGAGGTTCTCTTTACGGAAGCCAAGAAAAAGAAAAAGAAAAAGAAAGATGACGATGATATTGAGGAGCAGTCTGTTGCAGGTGCTGTTGCAGGATTTATAGGTCCGCTAGCTGGGTCATGGGCCCAGCTACGACAACGAGCAAAGAGAGGCTGGGGAGAGTAAAAAAGTACAAAACAATCTTGTACAGTATGTGCTATTTTGGTATCTTTAATATACAACGTTCAAATCAGACGTTGATAATTAAAAGTTAAAAATTGACGGAGGTAACAAATGGCAATTGACTTTGATGCATTGAGAAAAAAGCTAGACAGGCTTTCTGGGAATAACAGAAATCAGTCTGTCATGTGGAAGCCAAAGGAGGGTGAGGAACACACTGTGCGACTTATCTCTTTTCCTGACAATGACGGGCAACCGTTTAAGGAGCTTTGGTTCTATTATAATATTCCAGGGCAACGTGGGCTTCTAGCCCCTTACCAGTTCGGAAAGAAAGACCCAATCCAGGAGCTCATAACAAAGCTTCGGGATGACGGCACTAAAGAATCTTACGAACTGGCGAAGAAGTTGTATCCTAAGATGCGGTGTTATACTGCATGTGTTGTGAGAGGAGAGGAGGAGAAAGGTGTACAAATCTGGGGTTTCGGAAAGACTGTCTACCAGTCGCTTCTAAACTACATGCTTGATGAGGATTATGGTGACATAACTGATGTTGAGGATGGATTTGACATTAAGGTTCTCTGCACGAAGGCAGCGGGAAGACAGTGGGCAATGACTGAAGTTAGGCCCCGACCGAGACCTTCATCTCTTAGCAAAGATAGTAAGCAAGTTAAGGAGTGGGCTAACAACATTCCAGATCCTGCTGATATCTTTTCCTGTAAGTCCTACGATGAGCTGTCAAAGATAGTCAATGACTGGCTAAGCTCTGATGACTCTGATGATAGTGAGGGAACTGAGAGGGGTGGAGATACAAATTCCAAACCTTCAGGCAACAAAAGTGACAAGTCATATAAAAGCCTTGATGATGCCTTTGCTGATTTGATGGAGTAGATTTTAACAAATCTATTCGGGCCCATGCAAAATGCATGGGCTTTTTTTATGTTTGCTTCCTATTTATTATTTAAAACAGGAGTGCGGCGTGGCAGCTCACATCAATGATATAATAAAACAGGAGCTACTCCTAGAGATAAATAGAAGAAACTTTCTTCTATATAGAAGAAAGCTCATATCTGAGAGAAGAGAGACAAGACGTTTTATAAGGGAGAATCGAAGGTACGCGTGTGAAACTTTCATCGAGTATGAAGCGGAATTTATGCTTGAGGCTATAAAGATAGAGGAGTTCAACAGAAAGTACGGAATAGATGAGTTTGACGCTTTCGGCAGAGATCGAAAAATAGTCCAGGAAGGCCTAGCTGCTGATCTCTTCTTTGGAATTGGCGGCGCAATTCCAGTGATTGGAAGTTTCATAGCTGCAGGTGGGGTGATATACTATCTTAAAAAAGCGTATAAGTCACGCAGTGACATAGACATGTGGCTAAACGGTCTCTTTGCGCTTATGTCACTCGGTCAGGTGATACCTATTGTCGGAAGCGTCCTCGGCACCATAGGAAAGGCAATATTCTGGCCCTTTGGGAAAGCTGCTAGCCTGATATTTAAGGCTGCAACTGGCGGTACTGGTTGGGCAGCAAAGCTTCTTACGGGCGGATCAGCCGGGCTTATGACAAAGGTAGCAGGAAAGCTTCTAAAGGGAGAGACTACAGCTGGTGTAAAGCAGCTAGCTTCAGTAGTAGGAAGAGTAGGCCCCAAAGAGCTGGCTGTTCTTGAAGGCGTTGCTGTAAAGGCAAACATGAAACCAGGTGCAGCTACTGCACTTATTGAGACAATGATGGGAACACTGGGTAGACTAGAAGCAACAACGGGAAAGATTGCTGCTGAGGGTGGTTCGATCGCTGCAAAGGAAGGTGCCGAGGCTGGATCTAAGTTTGCAATCACCACACTGTACGATGATTTTCTCTCTAAGCTATCGATGAAGTTTGTTCCTCAAGCTGAGAAAGCTGTTGCATCGCTTGAGAGGAGCAATTTTGGAAAAACTGCTGCTGCAGTTGAAAAGTCAATGTTTGCCCAGGCGCCAAAAGCCATGGAGAAACAGGCTGTACCTGCTCTTCGAACAGCCGCAGAGACATCACTAGATGATTTTACAGCATATGCAGTAAAGAATTTTGGTGATGATGTTGGAAACCAGATGTCAAAACATGTGACGTCACAGATGGATGACGTAATTAAGGTTGGCATCAAGGATGCAGCTAGAGCCGGTAATGTTCTTGTTGGAAAAAGTGCTGCTGGTGAGGAGATTAAGCTCGTTGTTAAAAGTATAACAGCAAAAGAAGCAAAAGATGCAGCAGTACTAGCAGCGAAAGAAGCCTTTAAGAAAACATCAGAATATAAAAGCGCAAATGCATTGTGGAAATTAGCTGGCACGCCTCAAGCAAAACAGGCAGCAAAAGCAGAGGTTGACTTAGCATGGACAGCGTACAAGCTTAGAAATCTGAATGTGAGTTCAACGAGTACTCTAAAGTACTATGCAAAAGCAGCTGATGGCACACTTAAGGAAGTAGGTGAGGAAGTGTTTAAGAATTCTCTTAAGGCAAACCCTGCCACTATGAAAGGATTAGGGTTTGAAGCTTCTGCTGTTGTTGATGACATGATTAAGACTTCAATAGGGCCTGCTGCAGAGAAAGAGCTTGGTAGAAACCTTGCACAGACACAGGTTAAAAAGCAGCTAAGCCGAGGCGTTGCTGATGTTATGGGCAAGACAGTGACAGCTCCTGTGCGCGATGATTAATTGACAAATCTTTTTTGTTGAAAATCTGGGATTCCTGTGTTATGTTTATGCACAGGGGTTAGAATATGCCAAAGAAGAAAGACGCTGGATTTACATCTGAGCTCATAAGATCTCTTAACAAGGAACACGGCTCAAGAGTTGCTTACAATCTAGCTGAGGATGAGTCTCCCACACACGTGAGAAGGTGGATAAGCACGGGCTCACGCCTTCTTGACTACATCTGTTCGAATAGGCGGAACGGTGGGCTTCCAGAGGGAAGAATAATTGAGATATTTGGACCGCCCTCTATCGGAAAATCACACATAGCCACACAGATTGCGAGAAGCACGCAGAGGATGGGAGGAATAGTCGTGTACATCGACACTGAGAACGCTACATCAGTAGATAACCTCTACCATTTAGGCGTAGACGTAGCTAAGAGGTTTGTTTATGTTGATACTCACTGTACTGAAGAAGTACTGTCTATAGCTGAGTCTACCATCTTAAAAGCCAAAGCGCTTGATAAGGACGTGCCTGTCACTATTGTCTGGGACTCTGTTGCGGCTTCATCACCAAAGGCTGAGCTATTGGGAGACTATGACAAGGAGAGCATCGGGTTACAGGCCCGTGCGATATCAAAAGGAATGAGAAAGATAACAGGAGTCATAGGGGATCAACGTGTTCTATTCGTCATACTCAACCAGATAAGAACAAAGATCGGAGTGATGTACGGAGATCCAACAACAACACCCGGCGGAAAGGCAATTCCATTTCACTCGTCTGTACGTATAAAGCTAGGGGCCGGACAACCGATAAAGCACGGTGATGATGTTGTTGGGATTAATGTGTCAGCAAAGACAATAAAGTGTAAGGTTGCACCACCCTTCAGAACTGTTAATTTTGAGATACACTTTGGAAAGGGAATTAAAGAGCATGAGCAGGTTTTTGATATTCTTAGAAAGCACGGGAGTGCTGAGATTTCTGGAAAGATGATAAGTGTTTCCGGTACAGGATCGTGGAAGAATTTTCAAGTTGTTGACGTGAAGACCGGTGAGGTTATCATAGAAAAGAAGTTTAGAAAAAATAATTTTGATGAGATTCTTAAAAATGAGACTTACGAGATGTATCTGGATGATCTTCTTGAGATTGCAATGGTAAAAAAGATGGGAGAAGATCCAGACATAGATCTTGAGTCCTATGTAGAAGTAGATGCTATTTCAAACATGATAGATGAAGTCATAGATCCAGAGGCATAGATGAAAACTGTCATAGTTGTAGATGCATTTAATCTTTTTATGCGACACTATATAGCACACCCTGCCATGAGCGATAATGGTGAGCAGATCGGCGGGATAATAGGTTTTCTCTATACGCTTGTTAATTTTGTTGAAAAGTACCGACCTGATGAAATATATGTGGTGTGGGAAAGTGGTGGCTCTTCTAGACGACGTGCCCTACAGAAGGACTACAAGAGAAACTCAAGACCCCAGAAGCTAAATAGAAATTATGAAGACATACCTGACAGCATAAGAAATAGAAACTACCAGATAAGAACAATAATAGAGGTTATTAAACACATGCCGATCGGACAGATATACGTTCCTGACTGTGAGGCAGATGACGTGATAGGCTACCTGTGTAGACACAAGCTAAGAAATGATAGAAAGGTAATCATTTCATCAGACAAGGATTACTACCAGCTTCTTGATAGCAAGACGATAATCTATTCTCCAACGTGGAAGAAGCTTGTAACTTCTAAGGAGGTTAAGGAGAAATTTAAGATATCTCCGTCTAATTTTTGTTTAGCAAAGTGCATGACAGGTGATCCTTCTGACAATGTTGCTGGTATAAGGGGAGTTGGATTTAAAAGTCTAGCAAATAGATTCAAAGAGCTGGGAACTGAAGAAGACGTGACAATAGATAGGATAGTGTCAGAGGCACGAGCTAGAGTTGCAGCAGGCTCTAATGTGAAGATTTACGAGAGAATTGTTGATGGAGAAGGTACAATAAGAAATAATTGGAAAATAGTATACCTGGATGTAAGAAACATATCAGCCACACAGGTGAAAAAAATAAATGAAACTATTAGTACTTTTACTCCATCTTGTAATAAACTTAATGCGATAAGATTCTTTATAAAAGAAGGAATCACTAACTTTAACTTTGATAGAGCTTACTTAGCTTTTTCTTCATTACGGTGATAAGTGAGAAATACTGATAGACAGTTTAGTAGATATGATAGAGATTTTCAAGAAAAGATATTTCAATGTCTGATATCGGATAGAACGTGGGCAGCACAGATGTCTGAGGTCATGACTTATGAATACTTTGAACCGAAGTATCTGAGATTCTTAACTGAACGATTTTTTTCGTTTTATGATAAGTATAAGGATTTTCCTACTATGAATCTCCTTGTGACGATCGTCAGGGATGATCTAAGAGAGGGAACTGATATAATACTTAGAGATCAGATTGTCGAGTACCTTCATAGGATTAAAGTTAATCCAAATGCAGGAGATCTAGACTTTGTAAAAGAGAAGGCTTTAGATTTTTGTAAAAAGAGAGCGTTACAAGAAGCACTTGAGTCTGCTGTAGAGATGATAGCATCAGAGAGGTATGAGGCTGTTGTAGATCTTATGAAAGATGCGATCGCGCTCGGCTCTCCTTCCACTGTTGGTCATAATTTTTTCGATGATATTGACGCGAGATTCATGCAGATACATAGAGCTACATGCCCTACGGGAATCAAGCAGCTTGATAAAAAAGATGTGTTGAACGGTGGTCTTGGAAGAGGTGAGATCGGTGTTATAACTGCAAATACAGGTGTGGGAAAGTCTCACTTTTTGGTTCACGTGGGATGTGAGGCTCTGAGAGTGGGAAAAAATGTCGTTCACTACACTTTTGAGCTATCAGAACACGCAGTTGGTCTGAGATATGATAGTAATTTTTGTAACATTCCTAGCAATGACGTCAGGGGCAGAAAGGAAGAAATTTTAAAAATGTATGAATCGATGGAGCTCGGGAGACTAATTATAAAAGAGTACCCAACGGGTGCTGCATCAGTTGTGACTCTTAGGAATCACATTGAAAAGCTTATGCTAAAATCATTTACTCCTAGCCTCATCATAATCGATTACGCAGATATAATGAGATCCACAAGAAAATATGATTCTTTGAGACATGAGCTTAAATTAATTTATGAGGAGTTGAGAAATATGGCGATGGAATTTAACGTTCCGATATGGACTGCGTCGCAAGCCAATAGAGAGAGCTCAAATTCTAATGTTGTTGGATTGGAAAACATGGCAGAGGCATACGGAAAGGCAATGGTCGCAGACGTTGTAGTGTCTTTATCTAGAAAACCCATGGAGAAGTCATCTGGTATGGGACGACTTTTCATTTGTAAGAACCGAGCAGGTCGGGATGGCCTGCTGTTTCCAGTCAAGATAGATACTGCCTGTTCTAAGATAGTTGTAGTCTCAGAAGATGAAATGACCTTAACTGATGCTGTTTTAAGTGATAATAGTTCTATGAAGGATCTTTTAAAATCTAAGTGGAAAGAAGTTAATGGAAAATAGGGGATAGGGGTTATTGTGAGTTCATATCAAGATGCATACGAGTCAAGTCTAGAATACTTTAATGGAGACGAGTTAGCAGCAAATGTCTTTGTTACAAAATACGCGCTGTGTGACAAGGATGGAAACTACCTAGAGACAAATCCAGATCAGATGCACAGGAGAATTGCAAAGGAATTTTCAAGAATTGAAAACAAATATAAGAATCCTAT